GCGATGGCGAGGGTCGCGAAGAGGCCGTCGAGGCCCGCGCTCACGTCGAGGCTCTGGGCGTAGGCGCTCGTGGAGCCCTGCTGCGCGGGCGCGCCTGCCGTGGAGCCCATCGCAAGGGCGAGGGCGAGGTCGAGCCCGCCGTAGCGGAGGTAGCATGGGAGCGTGCCCTCGGCTGTGAGCGCGCCCTGATCGGCATGGGCGGAGTAGGGCTGCCCGAGGGAGTCGTCGAGAAGAAGGGCGCGGGTCTTCCTGATGGAATGGGGCCGCACGAGCAGGCTATGGCCCGCCCCACAGGCCACTGCCGTGCCCCAGGCGGATGCGGGCGCGAGGGCGGCCCGTGTCTCTGTACCGTTGGCGTGTGACATGGTTGGGTATCTCCTTAGAACGTGAAGGCCTGGTCAGCCCATGCGGTGAACTCCACTGCGTAGGCGGTGACCTGGCGGTTTGTATACATGAGCGAGGTGCGCCGGGGACGTAGACGCCCCGCGCCCTCTGCCGGGATCCGGCCCACGAGTGCGTCAAGCGCCGCTGTCACGAGGGCGTAGGCCCCCTCGTGGCGGCCACGGGCGTCGGACGCGCAGAGGACCACGGTGAAGGCCGCCTCCTCGCCGAAGGTCGGCCCGTCCACGGGCTCGTACTCCGAGCCCCCGTACACCACGAAGGCCGCGGGGAAGCGCACGGGCAGCCGCCCGAGCTCGTCTCCGTCGAGCTGGCCCGCGTAGGTCTCGATGCTCTTCAACTCCGGCACGCCGAGGCGGAGGGCTTGGATGATGCCGTCTTCCATCTGTTCGAAGGTTGGGTTCACGGTATGGGCCTCCCTTAGTCCACGATGTTCTCAAGCACGCGGATCTCCACGCCGAGGGCAGGAGTGATCGTGGCGCGCCCGCCCGTGCCGTCGAACATCACGAGCTCGTACACGCCCGCCACGGGCGCGGCTGCCGAGGCCGCCGGGTTCGGCACGGAGACTATCCCGCTGGCAGCGTCCTCGATGGAGCCCTCAAGCGGGCCGATGGCGTAGGATGTGTCCTCGGGGTGTGCCTTGACGCCGAGGGTGAAGCTCATGCCCGCGATATCCTTGGGCGCGCCCGCCTCGGTGAGCTGAAAACGGAGCGGCGCGGTGTCGCCCCTGGTCAGGGTTATCATGGACAGGCTCATAGCCGGGTCACCTCCAGTTGGTCGATATTGAACGTCTGCGCGGGGACGATCCGCCCGGCCCCGGCGTTGTAGAGCGCGGCGCGTTCGTCGGCGGAGAGCACGCGCCCCCAGATGCCGAACTCGTCGAGGAGCCCGGTGGTTTTGGACGCCGACCACGCCATGCTCGTCAGCGAGGTGTCGGGCACGAAGACCCTGCCCGTGAGGGTTCCCGTGCCGCCCGCCACGCCGTCGATGTAGCCCTTGATGAGCGTGTCGTCCGTGGCCGGGCGGTACTCCCACGTCCCGACGACCAGATGCCAGACGCCGAGGGTGAACGCCCCGAAGTTCACGCCCACGATCGCGGTGCCGTTCCCAGCGCTCCAGACGAGGTTCACCCCGCCCGAGAGGTACGTCCTGAAGTGCGAGTTGCCCCCGCCCGAGGCGATGGAGTTGAAGAGGCGGACGTCCGGGGTCGCGGGATCCATCAGCACCCAGCACGCCCATGTGCCCGCGTCCTGGTTGAACACGGAGAGCGGGAAGCTGATGTACTGGTTCAGGGCCTCGGTGAAATTCCCGCATCGCCCGAGTTTGCCCGTGTCCACGGTGGTCGCGCCCCCAGCGCTCGTGGCGTGGCGCGCGTTGCCCGAGGAGTCCTGCACGCTCCCGCCGAGCCCGTCCCATGCAGCTTCTTCCATACGGTAGTAGGCCCGGAGCTTGTCGAAGAGCGCAGGGGTCATGATCGTATCGATGCGGGTGGTTTCCATGTTCGGTTAAAACCCCCTCAGCTTCTCGCGGGTGAAGACCTGCGAGTCGGCGGTCTGAGTGGTCTCCCCGGTGGAGGCGTCGGGCGGGGGCGCGGGTTCCTCGGCTATCCCGAGCCCTGCCGTGCCCCGCGCGATTGCCTCAAGCCGCTTGATCGCGTCCGCGTAGCGCTCCCGCCTGATCTCGGGCGCGGACATGACCGTGCGTGAGTAGAGGTTATACACGGCCATGTCCACCGAGAGCTTTTTCACGAGGGCGGGCACCGGGTCGAGTGGTACGCCGTAGCGCTTCGAGATATACGCATCGATCTCCGCGTCCGCCTGCTCCACAGCCTCGGCCACGCGCTCCGCGTTCACCGTGCGGAGCCCCTCGTCGTCCGTGAGCTTCACGAGCAGGTCGCGGGGAATGAGCTTCTCGATGTCCGCCTGCGTGGAGTAGGCCATGGGTTAGAGCGCCTCCATGAACGCGACCGCCTCGTCGCGCTCGGCAGCCGTGACCCCGATGCCGAGGATCTTCTCAATGGCCTCGACCTTCGGCCTGCCGTCCTGCGTGTAGTGCTCCGTGTTCTTCCCGTCGAGCTTCCCTATGGCCTCGACGATGAGGGCCACGCGGTTCTGCCCGGCCTTCACCGCGCCCGCAGGGCTCCAGACGAGGAACTCGTCTCCGTCGATCTCGGCAAGTTCCGCGTCCGTGACCTCCACCTCGATGGGCTGCTTGCCGAAGGTCATGCGGGCGCGCGACCTGCTCCCGCCCGGGCCGGGCGCTCCCACCGCCCTGACGATGATTCTCTGCGTTGCCTCTTCCATCTCTATCTGTCCTCCGTGTATCCGGGAGCCGCCCGGAGGCGGCCCCCTTCAGGGTTATGTGATTACGCGTGCGGCCAGCCGCCTCTTAGAGGTACGGCACCACGAGCAGCTCGGCGGTCTTCCACCACGGGTTCGTGGCACCGGCAGCGTCGCGCTCGTTTATGAGGATCGCGCGCGCAGCGCTCTCAAGCGTGGGCGGCACCACGAGCAGGGTCGGCGTGACCCCGAGGGGCGCGCCCTCGTCGTTCTTGAAGCTCATCATGGCCGCGCGGGCAGCTGCGAAGGCAGCGGCGTCCAGCGTCTGCTTGGAGCCGTAGGCGAGGGGCCAGAGGCCGTAGCCCGCGTTGTCGCGCCTGTCCACGCCGTAGAGGTACTTCTTGCGCATGAAGACGTTCTCGTCTTCCGGGCGATCCTTGGAGATAAAGCCTACCTCGCGCCGGGACTGGAAGATCAGGGGCTTGATGGCCTTGGACGTGTCCAGAAGGAACCACGCCGTGCCAGCGCCCCCGCCCGAGTTGCTCACGAAGCCCTCGCCCACGGGGTGGTCGGTATCGAAGAAGTTCTGTCCGTCGTAGCAGGGGGTGTCGAACCCAGCGCCGAGCACGCTGAACACAAGCTCGTCCGGGTGCACGCCCGCGGAACGGCCCAGCTCCTGTACGATGGGGTTATAGACCCCGATGGCGTCGTCCTCGATGTCGTTGCGGTCGATCTCCACGGTGAGTTCCCAGTCCTTGTTCGCGATGGAGTACTTGTGGAGGTGGAGGTTCTTCACGATGCGCTCGCCCACCCATTCGCGCATCTTCGGGAAGGCCCCGAGCCATGCGTAGGTGTTCTCGCGCACCGAGGACGGCACGACCATGGCGACCCTCTCGTACAGGGGTTTCACCCCACTGAAGGCCTGCTGGAAGATCGTGCTGAAGCCGTGATAAATCGCGGCCAGCGATGCCTGATTGATAATCATTGTCTGTATGTCCTCCTTAGTCTTTGATGGTTTGGGTTAGAACTTGACCCAGACGCCGTCGGCGTCTACGTCAAATACGGTTCCGGCCACGCTCCGCGTGCCCGTGCCGTTTGTCTTGGCCACGGTCTGGTCGTCCACGATGTAGCAGTCCGCGCCGATCTCGGCCCGGGTGATCAGGTCGGCTGCCGCGCTGTTGCCGAAGCGGAAGACGCCGCGCATCACGTCCACGCTGATCGCGCCGTCCGCCCCTGCGGAGTTGTCCGCCTGCGCCTCGGCCCGCCCGATGCCCCGGAGGGTCGTGGCGGTGGCTCCGGGTGTGGCATAGCCCGTGGCGTTCACGGCCACGAGCGCCCCGGCGAAGATCTGCTGTGCGGCTGCGACAGGCACGCTCATGCTCGCCCCGTCCCTGCGGGGGGTGTTGCGGTCTGTGGTGAGTGCTGCCATGTTCTCTGTCCTCCTTCTTGTCCGCCCTCGGGCGGGTCTTGGTTACTGGGTTCCGCCCGGCTGTCCGCCAGCGGGTGCGCTGCACTGCTCCGGCTTGAGCCCGAGCTTGCTGGCCACGGCCACGGCCTCGGCAGTGTGATGCCCGGGCTGCGCACCCCCGCCCGAGTGCTGAGGCACCGACCCGGCCACAGAGGGCTGGCTCGCGAGGTACGCCTTGAACCCCTCCGGGTTATCCGTCGCGTAGCCCATGGCCCAGTCCTTCTGCGCGGGAGGGATCTTGCCCGACTGGATCGCGCCGTCCACCATGGCGCTGGCCGTGGCCTTGGCCTGCCCGGTCTCGATTGCCCCGATCTTTGCCCGCAGCGAGGAGATCTCCTCTGCCGTGCTCCCCGCGCCCTTGAGCGCGTGCGCGGCTGCGATGGCCTTGCCCTCGGACTGGTCAGCGGACATGCTGTCCTCCACACCCAGGGCCTTGCGGAGCCGGACGCTTTCCTTTGCCCCGGCGCTTGCCGTGGCGACGGCGGTGAGCACCGTGTCGGCGGTAGCGTCGGCGGCAAGGCCAACGGCCTCAGCCGCCTTGCCGAGCGCTCCGGCTCTTGTGATCGCGGCTGTGGCTGCGGCCACCGCTTCCTCTTCCGTTGCCTCGGGCTTCAACCCGAGGGCTTCCAGCAGCTTCTTCATCGTGCGCACCTCCAGTGCATTGGTTTGTCCGGCCTCGGTCGCGGTAACGGGCACCATCCCGTCGATAGCCGGTTTGTTTGTAATCGCCCCGCGTAAGAACTCGGTAACGTGGCCTGTCACTTTCGAATACAGGAAGACCGGCGAGAAGTACTTGTACTCTTTCGCCTCGATGAGCCTGCGCGCCCTGTCCGTCCACTCCACAAGGCCCCAGAGGCCGCCCGTGGTCTTGTCCTCGCCGCGCCACTCCACGCTCTTGATCCACCCGGCAGCCGGAGCCTCTATCGGGATCGTCGCGATCAGATTGCCCTCGGCGTCGAACCTACGCTCGCCCTCGGTCTGGTGCTCGTAGTCCGCGACCGAGTCGTTCGTCCTCCGCCCATACTTCGCGAGCACGGCCACGGCGTCCGAGGCGTCGAGAAAGTTCGTGACTCCGTTCTGCACGAACTCGCCAGGCGGGATCAGCTGTATCCATTTGGGCGTTTGATTACCCTCAAGCCTGATCTCGCACCCTACACCCATTCCCTGCGCGTGTTTCACCATCCCCTCCTTGTCAGTTCGGCCTCGATAGCCTTTGTGAACGTACCCACCGGGCGGAGCCGCCTTAAAGCACGGCGGTGGAACGGGTTCGGCCTCATGCCCTTGATGCTCTTCACCGGGTGATTCGCACCGGCCCAGAATAGGGCTCCGGCAGTCGTCGGCTTGATGCGGGCCTTTTTCGGCCCCCAAAGGCCGGTGCCGAGCGCCACGTGCGGCGCGTAATGCATACGCACCTTTACCAGTGCCGTAAGCCCGGCCACTTCCGACGTGGTGCTGTCGCGCAGGTCTCCGGTGCGCACGGG